TCATGAGAGAAACCCAACAATGCAATATCTGTAAACATTACTCTCTATACCACATGCCAGGCGCCCAGAAAACAATATGCGCACGCTGCATGGAGATTGAGCGAACCAAGGCGGCTAATGCAGGAGTGAAGAAATGAGCTTTGATGGCAGCACATACAAAGTGACAATGGTTTCATACAAGTGCAAAAAATGCGGCCATGAGCACAGTGGCCCACTTTTAGGCGGCTGCATCTCAGAAAACTATAGTTGCGGGAAATGCGGAAATAAATTAAATATAGAGCGTAAAGATGCTAACAATCCATAAGCCAGAAGACAGCGAAAACCAGCCGCACCTATGGATAATCATTGACGATACAGGCATGCACGTTTGCGATGGATGCAAGCTGATTACAGAGGCAAGAGATAAGCAGGCTAAAATCATAGGGGCTATGGTCGAGGCATATAATGCGAGTGTAAAGAAAGGTTAAAATGTCAAACATATCAGCCATACCAGTTTATAATCTGCAATCTGTTTCTGATTCGCTTAGACAGCTTGCAAACAGAATTGACGATGGGCAGGTTGACGCTGTTAGGTGTGTAGTTGCGCTAGAGTCAAAAGAAGGAGTGGCTACTTACACAGCTTTCGGCGAAGATTTTACTGGGGCGCATGCAGCGGGATTATGCTTTGCAGTAATGAAACAGATTGTATAAGTCTTGGTGGGGTTCTCACCCAAAGCTATCTGGCGGCGGAAGTTTAAAGCCAGAGTTAGCGCAGCACTAATTGCGCAACTATTCGCCGAAAGGCACCAAAGCAACATAAACAAACTAGAAACTAATCAAGAGGTGTGCAATGATCGAAGAATTACAGATTTTAAAGCAGATAGTAGGCGATTTAACTGGTCTAGGCATATGGTTTGTAGTGCTATTTTTTAGCTACAAGCTGTCATGGGTTGCGGTATTTTCTGGCGCAGTAGTAGCGGTCTACAAGTTGTGTATTAAGGTTTTTTGCTGCGATGTATCTAAAGATGAATTTGAAACCATGAAGGCCGATCATAAGCGCGAAATGTCAAACAAGGTTGATGAGCTGATAGCAATGAAAAAAGCTGTTGCAGATGCGCAAGCAGAAACTGACCGTGTATTGCATATGTACTCAATTTTGAAGGAGCAGAATAAATGATTGGCGGGCACGCTCCATTTTCGGCGGCATTGCTAGCTCAGGCGGGAATAAAAAGAGGAGGGATTTCTGATGCTCAACAACATCAAAACGCTATGGCGCAAGCAAATTATTATGGGCAAGCCCAATCTCTTGGGCAATTACAGCAAGCAGGATTAGCGATCCTCAAAGTAAAATCGCGATCAGAAAAGACCAAGGATATGGAATACGACCTGCAGCACTACTTAAACAGGCACGAGACAATCACTTTTAATCGTGTATACTAAATTGCACTACTTGTTGCACCTCTTCCCGCTTCGGCGGGTTTTTTGTGCTTAAATTATGTGCTAGAATGGCTTAAATGACTGAAAAAAGACTGACAAAATGCCAAAGCACGAGTTTGACACAAACAATCAGCCAGACAATAGAGCGCCTCGCGGTAAGTCGTTTAAGACCAAGCTAATCGAATCGCTAGAGCGCAAAGGGATGACAGAAGAAGGCTTTATTGATTTGCTTGTTGATAAGGCTATAACCGATGGCGGTGTGTTCTTGAGCGAGCTATTAAAGCGATACAACCCAGCACCAAAATCAACCCTAGCCCCTGTTACGTTTGAATTTAAGAAAGAATGGACACCATTGCAAAAAGCGGATGCCATCATGAACGCAATGAGTACAGGTGAAATACCGCCAGACGTAGGTGTGATGATTATTGAAGGCATTAATAAACTGCTAGGAATAGAGGAAACAACAGAGCTGGCTAAGCGTTTAGAGGCTATTGAGAAGCTACTGGAGAATAAATGATGGCAACAATAACCTGCAAACCTCTTCCTGAGCACGAAAAGCACAAAGATCATTTTAGAACCCAAAAGCCAAGAATATCAAAGTGCGGCGATAAATGGGCATGCAATGGCGCCATTGGTGATACGCCAAGCGAGGCTTATCAATCGTGGGAAGATACAAATTCATGGCTTAAAAGTCTTAGATTACGGATTCAAAGAGATTTTGTTAGAGTGGATAGCAATTTATGACTGAGCCAAAATACAAGCATACAGTCTACAAGACGGCATCTGTCATCGATGTTAAGACCGGCGAAGAACACTCAATGGAACAGTTTAGGCAGATAAATCCTGAGTATGCTGTCGCGCTAGAGAAAGGCAATTCAGCATTTAAAGCGGCGATTATGGGTAAAAGAAATGGCGTGCAAGAGATGGAGAGCAAATGATGAGCGAATTAGATTTTTTAAGGTTTAAAGAATTTTCATTAGATGTTGCTGCAACCGTAAATTCAAATGGATCAGGTGGGTGGGAGGTATCTTTATCTCAAGATGGATCTGCTGTTATTTTGACCGCTCAACAATTAGATCGAATAAACAGAAAAATACAAGAATATATCGGCAATGGAATCAATCTATAGTGCGGAAACGCCTAACCCTACAAGCAATTGAAGCCTGCGAGCAAAAGGTTGCTAATGCTGATGGCAGCTTTCACTCTACGGTGTTTGGCATAGTCCATCCTAACGGTGACTTGCTGCGCTGTATTGAGTGCATAGATGGTGAATGGGTAGAGGTAGACAAGCCTGCTGACATTTACACGGCTGAGAAGCTAGAGCGAGCAGTAACGAGCAAGAAGCGCTTTGTAGTTATCATTGGTGGCCGCGGGTCAATGAAGTCAGTAGGCGTGGTTGACATCATGCTGGCTGGAGTAATGGACTACGGCGATAAGGTTTACTGTTTGCGGGAATATCAAAGCTCAATAAGCGAATCGGTTCACGCGCTTAACAAGGGTGAGATTGAGCGATTAGGATTGGAAGGGTTCGAGATACTAGATACCACTATCCGCCACAAGAACGGCGGCGAGTTAAAATATTTGGGGTTATCGCGCAACCCTGAAAGTATTAAGTCGGCGGCAGGGTTTAGGCGGTTCTTTAGTGAGGAGTCTGCAAAGTTAAGCGATGCTTCACTGACTAACCTCACCCCCACGGCGAGGAACAAGGCTAAAGCAGGGCTACCAAATCAGCAGCAAGAAGAAAAGAAGTCGGCTATTGACGATGTGCAGATGTTTTTCGTTGCTAACCCGAATTCGAGTAATGACCCATTTAGTAAGCGTTTTATCGTCCCGTTCCAAAGCGAGCTAGATAAGCACGGATTCTACGAAGACGATCTACACCTGATAATCAAGATGAACTACACGGATAACCCGTGGTTTGCTGATTCAGGTCTTGAGCAAGAAAGAGCGTTTGACTATGCAAATAAGTCGCGCGCTAAATACGATCACATATGGTTAGGGGCATTCTTGGACGACATAGATAACTCAATCATAGAGGCAGAGTGGTTTGATGCTTGTGTAGATGCTCACATAAAGCTTAAGTTTGCGCCGTTGGGCCAAGAGAAGATTGCTTACGACCCTGCTGATAGTGGAGATGCTAAAGCGATGGCTTATCAGCATGGGTGTGTTGTATTGGGCGTGACTAGCACCACTGCAAACGATATTAACGATGCTACAGATTGGGCGCTCGGTCACGTCAACAAATTAAAGCCAGATGTGTTCGTGTGGGATAGTGACGGGGTAGGCCTATCGTTGCGCAGGCAGATTACAGACGGCGTGAGCGGTAAGAAGATCAAGTTAGTGCCATTCCATGGTGGCGGCTCAGTTGATAATCCTTTTGACATTTATGACGAGATAGGTAGCGACTTTGCAGGCGACATAGACAGAGAGCGCAATAACGCTGAGATGTTTACTAACACCCGCGCCCAATGCTATTGGATGCTGCGCGATAGAATGTTTAAAACCTATTTGATGGTTGAGAAAGGCAAGCATTTCCCGTTAGACGAGCTAATCAGCTTTAGCAGCGGAATCAGTGAATTGATGGGATTGAGGGCAGAACTATGCAGAATCCCAAGAAAGTACAATAACGCATCTGGACGCATTCAAATAATGAGCAAGCCAGAGATGAAGAAACTAGGCATCCAATCGCCTAATATGGCCGATGCTGTTATGATGCTACAAAAGCAGGTTGACATTTACGAGCCTGATATTTCAGATTATTCACCCAAGAAAACTACAGGTAATTGGGCATGACAATAGAATCAATCGTTAAGCTAGTAGGCGAGACAAACATAGCCGCAAGCCTTGATAAAGAAGAGCTTGCTACAATTGCACGCGGAGTTATTGAGCGAGCCGATCAAGACAAGGCCACAATGAAAGATTGGGAGTCTTGCGTTACTGAGGGTATAAAACTGTGTAAGCCTGAGTTCAAGGCTAAGAGCGAACCTTGGGATGGTGCGGCTAACTTCAAAACGACAATCCTAACAGAAGCCGCTAACACATTTGGCAATCGTGCCAGTGTTGAAGTAATGCGAGAGCTAAAACTAGTTGGTGCTGATGTTATCGGCGCTGATACTGTTAAGGCCGTGATTGATCGCAAGGCATCACAAACTAATCAGCTAAAGTCAGAGCTAGAGCCATTGGTTGCACAAGTGGCGCAGATGAAAGAGACTGGCCAAGATACCGCCGAACTAGATGCTGTCATTCAGCAATTCCAGCAACAAATACAAACTAACGAAAAGTCAGTAAAAGAAAAGCGCTTAGCCATGCGCAATAAGTACGACAAAGCTGGCCGCGTATCTGAATTGTTAAACTGGCAAATCAACTACGAAATGGCCGAGTGGCGCAAAGATCAGAAGCGCCTATTCTACGCTTTGCCTCTTGAGGGTACGAAGTTTAAAGAGACGTTCTACGATGACACACTAGGTCGCTGCGTATCCAAAACAATCGCATGGCCTAATTTCATAGTTAACCAATCCGCAACAGATGCTAATAACGGTAGATCGTTTACTCATGTTTGCGCGTTTACCAAAGGCGAATTTGAAACCCGCGTAAAATCGGGCATTTGGGTTGGTGACGTATACGCAGAAGGCTTGCCAACTGATACTGGTGGTAACGAAGAAGCTGATGCAGAAAACGCAGAAGAAAACGCGGATAAGTTCTATAAGCAATATTGCTGGTTGGATTTAGACGATGACGGGGTAGAAGAGCCTTACATTGTTACTGTACATGTTGCATCTACTACCGTTGTTCGTATCGTTGCTCGCTACTCGATAGATTCAATTATTGTTAAGCTTTGGACCAGCCGCCCAATGAAGCTATCAGAGGCGCAGAAGCTACAGCGCAAGCGAATAGACGAAGACAACGCAGAGTTTGGCACTAAAGACGAATACCCAGAGCAAGACGACCTAAGCGAGTTTGAGGTGGTTCGCATTGAGCCTATGCCAATTCTCACTAAGTACGGGCTAATACCTAGTTTTGACGGCACCTACTTAGATGTTGGCTACTATCATCTGATAGGCTCAATGTCGATGGGGGTTAACAAGACCACTAACACCCTATTGAACAATGGCGACCTAGCTACTATGAACGGCGGCTGGGCGGCCAAAGGCGCTAAGATGAAAGGCGGCAGCTTTGGGGTTCATCCTGCCGAGTTTATCCAAACTGATATACCTGCCGAGCAGCTAGCTCAATCGTTCATGCCATTCCCGTATAAAGAACCTAGCCAGATGCTATTCCTGCTTTTGCAGATGATGGAGCAGCAGGCGAGAGGCTTTAGCGCTAACGTTGACGCAGGCATTCAAGCCAATACCGCACCGACTACCGCTCTTGCGATGATCCAAGAGTCAATGCTTAAACAAACAGCACATAACTCAATGATCGCCGATGCAATGGCCGAAGAGTTTAGAATCCTTTACTTGTTAAACCGTGACTATTTCAGTTCGCAGCGTTACGTTGAAATCGTGGGCGATGACGAAGCCAGCTTTGAAGAAGACTTCAACGAGGATGGTATTCACATTACCTGCGCATCAAACCCTGAAACCTCTAGCAAGATGCAGCGCATGCTATTGGCTGAGGCTGAGATGCAGCAAGTTCCATTGGTAATTCAAGCAGGCGGTAACGCGGTAGAGATTATTAAAAACTACTTCAACCGCATTGGCTCTGAAAACACAGACAAGATATTCCCGAACGAAGCTGAAATGTCGCCAGAAGATAAGGCACAGATGCAGGCCATGCAGCAACAACAGCAACAAGCCAACAAAATGGCTGAGACTCAAGAGAAGCTACTCACCGCGCAGACTGAAATTCTACTGGCTGGAGAGAAGCGCAAAGATGCTGAGTTTGCCGAAGCGCAGAAAGAAAACAGTATCAAGTTTGAGAAAATGGCCGAAGAGATAGAAAAAATCAGGGCCGAAACAGCGCTAACGTGGGAAAAGAGAAACACCGAAGACGTAAACAATGGGCTTGCTATTACTGGCGCGATCAGCGGCGAAATGGATAAGGCAGCAGAATTAGACAAAGAGGAGTCTGACAATGACTAAAGACGCATTCCTGCTTTGGCAGCAAAACGAAATCACTCAGATGTTTATGCGAGAGCTGAAAGAGAGTCTTAAATTCACCGCAGAAGATGAAATAGCAGGTGCGACAATTGAGTCATTGGCTATTGGCGCCATAACCAGAAAAGCGAACATGCGAACACTAGAGAAAGTTTTAAAGTGGAAACCAGAAGGGGTAGATGAATGACAGTAACGATTAGGCCAACCGGTCACAAGCTATTAGTTCAGCCAGTAAAGGTTAAAAATGTAAGTGGCGGCGGTATTATCTTGGGTGACACTACCCGCGAAGATAACGCAATCGGATTGGGGAAGGTGGTAGGCATTGGCCCAACTGCTTTTGTGAGTGTTGCAGGCTGCAATCCAAACGAGTACCCAACTAACGACCCGCGCTACAAGATGGAGCCGCACGAGCTATGGGGGCTTAAAGTTGGTGATGTTGTGGTGTACAACCGTTTCGCAGGTTTTAAGCCAGACGTACCAGAGTACAAAGACTTTAAACTGATTCCAGATGTGGAAGTTTCAGCCGTAGCAGTTGGCGAATTTGAAGTGACAAAAACCGATTTTTAATAACCGAGGGTATCCCCTATGTTTGACCAAGAAGATCTTGAAGAAGAGTTTGGATTAGAAGAAGTAAATGAGATACCAGAGAAAGAAGAAGTAGAAGAAACAGAAGAGGCGCCAGAGCAGAAACAATCCGAGCCTGCTGTAAAGATGCACATTAGTAAAGATGAATGGATTGCCCAAGGCCGTGACCCTGAGCTATGGGTTCCGCCCGAGGTATTTAAAGAGCGCACCCAGCGAATCAACGAAACAAACAAGCTACGGCAAGAAAACGCACGATTAAAGGCCGAGCGTGAAGCTGATGCACGAAGGCTGACTAACGTAGCATTTTTACAGCAGCAACAAATCACACGATTGAAAGCCGACCTTGAGCAGCGCAGAGATGACGCTATTGATGTTGGCGACAGAAACGCAGTAAAGGCATTAGATAAGCAAATTCGCGATCTTGATACCGAAGAATCGCTGATTAAAGAGCCTGTTGTTCAATCCAATATTCCGCCAGAGGTTCAAGAGTGGAACGAGGAAAACGCATGGCTTACACCAGATCACCCGCTCAAAGGCTTGGCTAACGATGTATTTGTAAAGGCCATGAATGAAGGTAAGACAATCGCAGGCGCTTTGCGTGTTGTTGACCGTGAACTGGCTAAGCATAAAGACGAACCAGCGCAAAAGAAAACGCCTACCAAATCAATAGTTGACAGCCCGTCACGCGGCTCAGTAGCCAAATCAGACTCTGTAAGTTTGCGGTTTGAAGACTGTACACGCGAAGAAAAAGAGATGTTTA